CGTAGCTAACCCTAAGTTTGCCGCGTTGATTGATGCAACCGAAGGTCGTGGCCAAGCAATCGTTAACGCCCTGCGCAATTACGATGAATACGTAGCCGGCGGTCAGCCTACAGCAGCGGTAGCGGCCTCGCCCGTTGGATCGACAAAATACGCTGCGTTACAGCAAGAAGTGGCTGACCGCACTATGCCGACCGAATACCGCGAGCGCGATATTGCCAATAAAGCCGCCCGCGAAAAAGCGTTGGGAACTATTGCGCAAGACGACGTTGCAATGGCCGCAGCAGTAAAAGGCAGAAAAGATGTGTCTGACCCGCTTTACAAAGCCGCTGAACAGGGTGTGGCAGACGTTAGCGGCGTGGTGAAAGTTGTAGACGACTTAATCGCAAAAAACCCAGGCAATACCGAACTGTTGCGCGAAATGCGCGAGATTCGGCGCGGTTTGGTTGCGGATAGAAAGACGGGCACGCTGCGCACAGACGCCAAGGAAATTACATCGGTTATTGACGGCATTAAAGCTCGTCTGGCAAAAGAAGACAACAAGTTTATTAAAGGGCAGCTGAAAGAAGTTCGTGAATTGTTGGTTGACGCCGTGCCGGGCTACCGCACTGCGCAGGAGGCGTTTGGCCAGGCAAGCAAGCCGATCAACATCATGCAGGTTGGTCAGTACCTTGAAGGCAAGCTCAAACCAGCGGTAGAGACGCCGGTGGCGGAAAGCGCGGGTATCTTTTCCCAAGCACTAAAAGAAGCCCCAACCACCATAAAGCGTTCTACAGGTCAGAGTCGGTTTACGCAGCTGTCCGAAATATTGACGCCTGACCAAGTTAAAGTGGTTGAAGGCATTCGTAAAGACTTGGCGCGTGAAGCTGAAACTACCTCTCAAGCGCGGGCGGGCGCTAAAAGCGGCAAAGCGGTGCCTGCTACCGAATTGTCTAAATCACCTGCGTTTTTTAGTAAGATTGCAACGCTTGCCAATACCATCATAGACAAGCTACAGGGTAAGATTAACGAAAAGGTGGCGCTAGAGTTAGCGACCGAAATGCTTGACCCTAAACTAGCCGCCGACGTACTTGAAAAAGCGTTGGCTCGGCAGGCTAAAGGTGAACGGATGGCAGACCCGTTTGTGCGCGCAGGCAAAGGCGCGTCGCGTATGATGCGCGGTGAGACTGGTCTGGGTTTGCGCTCGCCGTTGACACTAGGCGGCGTGCAAGTAAACAACGCCTTGGCGCCGGAAAACCAAAACAATCTTAATCGTAGGTGATAAATGGCATCCCTAACTCCAACACCCAAGCAGCAGTTCTTCGATGCCAACGGCAACCCGCTGGTAGCCGGTAAGGTCTACACCTACGCCGGCGGCACGACGACACCGATTGCAACCTTTACTGACCAGGCAGGTGGTACGGCCAACACCAACCCGATCATCCTTGATTCGCGTGGTATGGCCAACATCTGGCTGCAGCCAACGATCGCGTACAAGTTCCTAATCACCGACAGCAACGACGTCACGCAGTACACCACGGACAATATCCTAGTGCCTGTGGACAACCTGTCGTTCGGCTCGCCACCCCCGATCGGTGACGTGTCGCCCGATACTGGCGCGTTCACAACGCTGTCGGCCACGGGTGACGTGACCTTCTCCGGCTTTGGCTACGTGCAGATGCCCGTGGGGGCAACGACTGACCGGCCCGCCGTGCCAACCGAGGGCATGTTCCGCTACAACAGCACGCTGGACGTCTTTGAGGGCTTTAGCAATAACGCCTGGGGCCAAGTGGGCGGCGATGCAGGCGCTACGGGTGGTGGTAACAACGAGGTGTTCATCGAGAACGACCAGACGGTCACAATCAGCTACACGATTCCAGCGACCAAGAACGCCATGACCACCGGCCCGATCACGTTAGATGCTGGCTTCATTGGCACCGGTAGTATTGCAGCCACGACGCTAACGATTGACACAGCAACCTCCGGCGAGCTGGGTGTTGGGTCTATAATTCTGGGCACAAGCATCGCACTGGGCACGAAGATCGTAACGCTGGGCACCGGCACCGGCGGCATTGGTACCTACGAAGTGGACATCTCGCAGTCGGTGTCGCTGGACGCGATCACCGCGCCAGTGGTTGTCACCGTCCCATCCGGCAGCCGTTGGGTTGTAATTTAAGGAGTAATCATGGCATCTTTAGTTCTCTCAGGCGACACCAGCGGATCGGTTACGTTAGCGGCCCCTGCTGTTGCGGGTAGCACAACGCAGACACTGGTGAATGTCACTGGTACGTTAGCGCCTGTCGTGTCTGGTACGGCTGTTGCATCTACCAGCGGAACCAGCATTGACTTTACGGGCATCCCATCATGGGTCAAGCGGATTACGGTGATGTTGAGTGGCGTTAGTACAAATGGCACGTCACCTATCATTTGCCGAATTGGATCGGGAGGTTCAGTTTCTACGTCTGGATATGTTGGAAATAGAGCAACCATAACAAATGCTTCATCCGTCAGTATTATTGATGTAAGTACTGCTTTGCATATTTCTTCTTCCCCAACAACAACAGCTCAGTGTGCTGCAACAGTTGTTTGGTTAAAAGTGACCGAAAATACATGGGTTGGGACAAGCTCATCGAGAGATGCTGGAACGGTAACATCAACATGTAATTCAACACTTGATCTAGCTGGTGCGCTAGATATTGTGCGCGTTACTACCAACAACGGCACCGACACCTTTGACGCTGGCACCATTAACATTCTCTACGAATAAGAGGACATCATGGCTGGAACTATCGTAGCAGATACCATACAAGCAGCAGCGACGAGTACGCTGCGTATTCAGACGGGTAATGGCGCGCCAACTACCGCTATTACCGTTAGCCCAACGCAAAATGTTACGGTTGCGGGCACAACTACCTTAACCGGCGGCGTGGTGGGCGACCTCAAGTTTAATTCCGGCTACGGCTCTATTGCCACGGCCTACGGTTGCAGAGCATGGGTCAACTTTAACGGCACAGGTACAGTCGCTATCAGAGCTAGTGCAAATGTGACCAGTGTTTCTGACGGCGGTGTCGGTGTTTACACAATCAATTTTACAAATGCCATGCCGGACGCTAATTTTTCGTGGGCTGGTTCTGCAAATACCGCATCAACAAACACGCAGATTAGGGCTACAGTGCAGCAGAAGTCGAATCAATCAAATACGACACTTACGCTACCAATTACTACAATGGACGGCACTGCCAGCACAACTAGCTTTGATTCCCCTGAAATTTGTGTCTCAGTATTTCGTTAAGGGCTAAACATGAACCAACGAATAATTTACCCAACTGATGACGGCGGTGTTGTTGTTGTCGTTCCAGCCGTTGAGTGTGGTTTAACCATTGAAGAGATTGCGGCTAAAGACGTACCACCTATCGTCGTGTACGGGCCAGAACAGTCTGTTGTGTCTTCATCGCCTCGCCCGTTTAAGATCGTTGACGCTGCTGACATCCCTGCTGACCGTGAGTTCCGTGACGCTTGGACGGCTGATTTTACTGAGGTGACCGAATGATTACGATCGACTTTTCGAAGGCGCAAGCCATTACCAAAGATCGGCTACGTGCTGAACGCTCACCGCTCTTGGCAGCTCTTGATGTCGCATTCCAACGTGCGCTGGAGTCGGGTGGCGATACAGCAGCGATTGTGGCGGAGAAGCAGCGTCTGCGTGACGTAACAAGTCAGGTGGATGCTTGCACGACAACCGATGAATTGCGCGCGCTGTCTTGCGCTGCGCCTGTGGCAGAACCCGCACCTGAAGGAGAGGCATAATGCCAGTAACTATTGACGGCACCAACGGCATTGTATCGCCCGGCGTAGACTCGACTAACCTAGTCCTTGACGGGTCAACATCCGGTAGCATCACCATGCTCGCGCCAGCTGTAGCGGGAACCAACACCCAAACGCTAGTTGCAGTTACAGGCACATTAGCCCCTGTGGTTAGAGCTACTGCCATTACTGTTTCAGGTACTACCGTTGACTTTACGTCAATTCCTAGCTGGGTCAAGAAAATTACGGTGATGCTTAGCGGGGTAAGCACAAGTGGTACAAGTAACATTATTGTTCAACTTGGGGATAGTGGTGGGGTAGAAACAACTAGCTATTCCGGCGCAGTTGTTAATCAGGCCGGTAGTCAAGCTATAAATTTTTCGACAGGCTTTGCGCTGACTCCAACGGTGGCGGCTGCGGATGTTCAATCCGGCAATTGCTACATCACAAATTTGTCCGACAATATTTGGACTGAGACATCTGCTCTAGCCACCCACGCTGCTGCGGGGATGAGACACGGTGCAGGCACTAAAACTCTCTCCGACACACTCACCCAAGTCCGCATCACCACAGTCAACGGCACAGACACCTTTGACGCTGGCACTATTAACATCATCTATGAGTGACGCATGGACTCGCAAGTTCTTTTCAATATAGCAGTCGCCATTGCCGGATTCTTCGGCGGCTGGATACTAAACAACATTCACCGGTCTATCGAACGGCTGGACACGGACGTGCGCGCCATGCCGCACACGTACGTCAGCCGTGAGGACTACAAGGATGACATGCGCGATGTCAAAGAAATGCTGGGCAAGATTTTTGATCGGCTAGAGGCCAAGCAAGACAAGTGAGGTGGACCCGCTAACCCTACTTGCTGCCGCCAATGCTGCCGTCAGTGCGGTAAAGGCCGGTTGTAAACTTTACAAGGATATTAAGGGAGCAGCCGGGAACGTCAAAGAAGTATTAGATGACCTAAAGTCGCAGTTTCAGAAGATACCGAATCCGAGTAACGCGCAGAAGATTCAGTACAACGAAGAAGTGCAGCGGGTGCAGGAAATTGCCAAGGCTGACCCGAACGACGTGTTCCTGCGAATCGGCAACGATCTTGGCGCGTTGATGGATGCGTACGATGCGATTGGTAAAGCGTTTATCCAGCAAGAAGCACAGGCAAAGGAAGTCTACTCAGGCACAGATTCGATTGGCAAGCGGGCGTTAAACCGTGTGATTATCCGCGCCAGACTTGACGCCATGATTGTAGAGCTGCGCGAGGCAATGATTTATAGGGCGCCTCCAGAGCTTGGCGATTTGTGGACGCGCTATGAAAAGATGTGGAAGCAGATTGTTGTTGAGCAGGATGAGGCGCATAAGCGTGAGACGGCAAAGATACAAATAGAAGCGGCGCAAAGACGCAGGCGGCTAAGAAAAAGGAAAGAAGAAGCGGTATGGGTTGGAGCAATCCTTTTCGTCGTGGTGTGGTACGCAGGAGTACTAATAATGCTGCGGATGAGCCAGACGTACCGTGGGCACTACTCGTCGCCGTGGTGGTCTTGTGTTTTGTGCTGATGATCGCGCTGCCCGTCATGGGTGTGATGTACATGGACATGAACAACGCACTGCACCGCGCGGCGGAAGAGACCCGCAAAATGAAGGATTTGCGGTTAAAGGTTTTACGTGAAATGAGGGGTGAAGAATGAACGATGCAACTGATTGGATGACGACCAAGTGGCGCCCTATGATGGCGATCACCTACATGGCGATCTGCCTGTGTGACTTCGTGCTGTTCCCCGTCATGTGGACGATCGTCCAGTTCTGGGAGACGCAAGCTGCCAACGATGCGTTCCGCGCATGGACGTCGTTGACGCTCCAGTCGGGCGGCTTCATTCACATCACCTTCATGGCCATCCTTGGCATCTCTGCCTGGACACGCGGGCAGGAGAAGATCGAATCCATCAAAGCAGGTAAAGAAGATGCCTAGCCCCTACGTGATCGTTGGTGCGCTGGTGCTGGTCATCTGCTCGTACTTCTACGGCCACCACACCGGCGTTCAAGTCACCAAGGCGGACTGGGAGGCTGAGAAGGCCACCGCCGCCATTGAAGCAGGCAAGGCGCTGGACAAAGCGAATAAGGAAGTGCGGGAACTTGAACACCTGCTGGCTAACGCGCAAACTAAAGTGGAGAAGGTCTATGTTGATAAGGTTAGAACCGTGGAAGTGGAGCGTCGGCAGCTTGTTGATGTTGCTCGTACTGACGGGCTGTTCATCGACGCCGCGTGTCCAGACAATAGTAACCCCGTGCCCAGTGCTGCCGCCAGTCCCGGCGGCGATCATGGAGGAACGAAAGCCCGACTTTCAGGAGAGGCTGCGGAAGCTCTTATCGCCATCGCAGCAGACGCCGACGAAATCACCCACCAACTAACTGCCTGTCAGGAGATATTGAGAAATGAAAGAGAACTTCGACGAAGCCCTTAAAGCGATCCTGAAACATGAAGGCGGTTTCGTAAATCACCCCAAAGACCCTGGCGGCATGACCAACCTGGGTGTGACGAAGAAAGTGTGGGAAGCATGGGTCGGCAAAGCTGTTGGCGAAAAAGAGATGCGCGAGTTGACCCCGGCTACAGTGGCGCCGCTGTACAAGAGGCAGTACTGGGATGCGGTCAAGGCCGACGAGCTGCCTGCGGGTCTGGACTATCTGATGTTCGACTTTGCGATCAATGCAGGGCCAGGACGCGCGATCAAGACCATGCAGAAAGCGATCGGAACAACGCCTGATGGCGCCATCGGCCCCAAGACCATGGCAGCATTGAAGGCAGCAGATCCAGCGGACTTAATCGCTAAGTTCAGCATGGAGAAGGAGCTGTTCTACAAGGCGCTGCCAACGTTCGCAACGTTCGGCAAAGGCTGGCTGCGCCGTGTCGATGAGGCCAAGTCACATGCGGTGACGATGCTGGCGTAATTGGCGGCACACCTCGCGGTCGCGTGGCGTAATATCGGGCGATATTTCAGCCACGCTGCACTGCTCTGGCGTGGGGCGTGGGCGGTCTGGTACGGTGGGAGCCACAATGAGAAACGTAATGGTGGCCACCGCAATCACGGCGTAGTAAGCAAACGCAAGGTCTTTCATATACTTAGCAGCCGACCAAACAGTTTAGCCAGCGGCGACTCGTCGCTCGGTCGGTTGCCCAGCACGATGTCTTGCACCATCCGCTCTTCAGGCGTTGAAGGCCGCGAGTAAAACTGCGGTACGTAATGCGCGCCAATTCTCGGTAGCTCTTCCTGAATAAAATGTCCGTCACGAAGCATTGTCTTTCCTCCTATCTTCATTTGCTCGGCGGGCGTCGACACCTTTCTTTTTTATCAACGCCACCTCATCAGTAGTATAAATCGATTTTCCCACCATTACGTTACCGGCTATCCACACCTCGGCTGAGTAGGCATTGTTCTTGCATGAGTCACACTTGCGCTGCCGCCGGATGCCGCCTGGCTGCTGCGTGGTGTTGACCACGAACGTCTTTGACCCGCAAAGTTGGCATTTCATTTTGTCGTCCACCTTTTCACCCGGTTTTCCTGTAAAAGTTCTTTTAGGTTTTCCACCCCAACTTTTTGTCGCGCGCCAATACGATAAATAGTTTCCATAGTGGAAAACCGCCCTTCACAGGAAGTGCATTCCCAACGGCGATTGGTATAAAGGTCGCTACCGTCCGTGTGAACTACTTTTGCTTTTTCACCACATAAAGGACATTTCACGGTTTGATTGCCCCCGACATAATCTCGACGCGCTCGCGGGCGTCACGCAGGGCGCAGTACCGCTGGTGCAGGCGCTGCAGGTGGGACGAGCGGCGCTCGTTCAACTGCTCCTCAGTCAGTAGCGCAAACACCTCGGCTTCCGATAGCGTGGCTATTCGGTCATTTAGGGCGCGCCAACTTAGCTTTTTCATCGTCTATCCTTTGTTGTATTTCTGCAACCTGTTCAACCGCGCGCTCAAATGCTCGGGCCATCTGGTTTAGTTCCTTCTGGCGTATGCGCTCCTCTGCCTGCGCGCCAGGCAGTTTGGCTTTCCAGTAGTCAAGTCTTCGCACGGCGCTCAGCCTCCATCTCGCGCAAGTCCATGGCGACGTCCGCCACACCATGCCAGTCGCACCGGGCGATCATGACCTGCAGGTATTCAATCAGAATTTCGCGTTGGATTTCTGGGTCTTTAAAGTCCGTCATTTTGCTGCCTCCTTGGGTTTAGAAAATCTTGCGAGTGGAATAATACGACGACTGCCGTCTAACATCTCAATATGCACGAAGCCCTGCGAGACTGCCCAGCAGCCGTAATACGCCCGCTGCAGCCCGTCGATGTCAAAGGCCATCTTCAAGCCGTGGCACCAGCTGGGTTGGTCAGTGGTTAGCACCGTCTGGACGCTGATGTCGTTGGTATACGTCAGGTAGTTTGGCTCGGCGGCAAGCGCAGGCGCTGCCAATAGTAGTAACAGGTATCTCATGTGTTCTTCTCCTTCAGCTTGGCTTCGATGGCGCGGCACGTTTTTTCAATACTCATATACAGGCAGTCTTTAATGTCCTCATCCGTCAGCCCAACCCATTCTTTCTTTGTCTCAACATGCTCAACGACTTTAGGGTTTATTGCCCCCTGTGGATTTAAACGATCAAATATCTTTTTGCCTAAATCATAAAAATCTTTATTTTTACCCGTGACGTTGTCTTTAGTCATGTGTTCTTCTCCTTTAGTTTTGCTTCGATGGCTTTTGCGTATTCCAACGTATCAAAATAACAGTCTGTAACGTGATCTTCTGCCATTGCTTCGTATTCCTCATCCGTCAGCCCTTGCCATTCGCGCTGTGGTGGGGCGGTGTAGAGCGGAACAACCAGATGCGAAGGTTCTGGCTCGTCCAACGTGACCATCATTAAAGATTGCTTCTCTGTCGGTCGAGTGTTTGCAATTCCCCACGCCGCCGGCTGTTGCTCTGGCTGCGGTAAATGCCGCGCATCACACGCAACGCATCCAGAACCATCGCAGTTCTGACACTTACCATCTTGCTCCTGCTCTGGCTGCGGTGGGGGCGGTTCGCAGTCTTCTGCTTCCATTATTTCTCGCATCGTCATAATGCGGCCACCATGTTGATGCGGCTCCGGTTCTGCGCACCGCTCACACTTTCCGCCGATGCACTGGCTCCCGGTTTTGCAGGGTGGTTCAGGCTTCTGGTATTGGTTATGGTCGCCGCTCATTTCAGTGCCTCCATCGCTATGTCGGAAATTGCTCGTTTGTCGTGCAGGGCTGCGAAGATTTTTTCGTCAACTGTCTTGTCGGCGAGTAGGATATAGACCCAGACATCTCGCACTTGACCGGAACGATGGAGCCTGCCGACAGTTTGTTCGTAGAGTTCCAACGACCACGGCAACGACAGAAAGACCAAGTGACATCCCCCAAATTGAAGGTTAAGGCCATGTCCTGCGGACTTTGGATGCACAGCGAGTAGCTCGATTTGTCCGGCGTTCCATCGCTCGATGGCCCGCTCGTCGTCGAGGGTGGCAAGTTTCGGATAGCGGCGACGAAGTTCTGCCACCTCTTCCTGAAACTGGTAAACCAATAGGGTGTTCGCATGCTGATTCTCCTCTAGTAGTTCATCTAGTCGATCAAACTTGTGGCTGCTAAACCACACTGCCGCTTTGCTGTTGGTAAATTGACCCGGCACGTCGGACGCTACGCGTTCGCTGGCGTACACAAAGCCGGACGCCATCTGTTGCAACTTTGATGTAACGGCTGCAGCGTTGGCCGCCAGTATCTCGGCTGTTGGAAACTGCACCACGAAGTCGCGCTTCATCTTCTCGTACGGGCCACGGTCGTCCAACTGACAGCGCAGCTCGACCACATGGCACTCGGGCAGCTTGTCTTTGTACTCGCCTGGCTCCAAGACGTACGTCGCCGGCTTGATGCGCTCCATGACCAGCGGTAGCGCGCCTGGGCGTGGCAGCCACTCGCCGAAGTCGCGGTTCATGCAGACGAAATACTGCTGCAGGAAGGCGCCCTTGGCGCGGCCCAGCAGCTTCTCGTCGACGATCTTGCACTGGCCGAACACGTCTTCCAGACCGTTGCTGGTAAACGACCCAGTCAAACCCCAGCGTATCTTGAACTGGTCAATCACCTTGTGCAGAGCTTTGAAGCGCGTGCCGGAGGGGTTCTTCAGTTTGGTCAGCTCGTCAAACACGATGGCGTCGTACACAATCCCGTCAAATCCTGACGCAGCAAAATCGCACAGCCATTGGATGTTGTCGTAGTTGATGACGACGACATCCGCTGCACCGGCAAGCGCTGCTTCTCGTTGCGCCGGGGTGCCAACCGCCACGTTAAGGTTTAACTCTGGCGCCCACTTCGGCGCTTCGACAGGCCAGACGTCCGTACACACGCGTTTGGGCGCCAGCACCAGAAAGCGCGACGCGTAGCCACCCTTAATCATCGCTTGCATCGCCGTCAGCGTAATCGCGGTCTTGCCTGCACCCACGGGTGCTAAGATCATCGCCCGGTCGCGCTCGTACAGGAAGTCAGCCGCTTCATCCTGATAAGGTCTAAGTTGCATCGCGTGCCCCAAAAAGTGTCGTGTAGTTTACGGTGTAGGTTCTTTTCATATTCGACTGCTGCTTCCTCTCGTAGCCGTTTTAACCTGACTGCTTTCTTACCCATTCATCCACCATCTCCTTTGACCATAAACAGGCGTAGTTTTGTTTCAGTTGCAACACGTCGTTGCGGAATATCTTTTGCAGCTCGGACAGCCTGCCGCTTTTGGTTTTCAATTCGACAAACCATGTGGTGCCATCAGGCATACAAGCGATGCGGTCACTCACTCCGCGCTGGTTGACTGACCTGAACTTGTAGGTCTTGCCACCAGCGCGTTCGACCGTCCAGACAAAGTAGTTTTCAATTTCTTTTTCAAGCATGGCCGAAATATAACACCCTAAAAAAGTATTTGACAAGAATTATTTGCGGGGGTACAGTCGAGGCTCAAAACACTAAAGGAGCGTACATTATGGGGTTGGAAAACACACCGGAAGCCCGGTCGTATATAGACAAAATATACTCAGCGGTGATAGCGGACAACGAAGCTTTAGAAGACGCCAAGATGACGTTAGAGGTCATTATGAAAACTGATCCGGGCGTTTACGATGAAATGATTAACGACACGCTTTCTTTGATTCGCAAAGCACTGAGCAGTTCTATCCTTGGAATTGCCGATAGATTGGTAGACCCAGACCAACAACCCGTAGCGTGGATGCATACATCAGCAGTAGGTAACGTGTACTTTCGCAAAAAACCCCACGACAAAGTATTTAACCCGCAACCTGTTTATACCAACCCACCACTATTGTTAGCGTGGGAAAAATTAGTAGAGTCTGTGCGCCAGATGCGTGATGTGCAGGGCATGGACGGTAATTGGAATTATGACCCTTATATGCACGGACTTTTTAATGGGCTTGAGTTTTCTCTTTCATTGCTTGAGGTACGAGAACCACAGTTTAGGGACGCGCCCGAAAAGTGGCTATGCGATCTTCCAAAGCCGCGGATTTTTTCGTCGGAGGAAAATATATGAATCACTCTAATATCGTCGGCGGCTCAACCGCCAAGCGCGTCATCAACTGTCCGGCGTCGGTCAAGCTGGTGCAACAGATGCCACCCAAGCCGTCAAGCGAACACGCAGACCGCGGCACGCTCTTACACAATGTGATTGCCGAACTGCTTGAGTTCGACAAGACGCCAGAGCAGTGCATCGGCGCCACCTACAAAGGTCAGGTTTTAACGCAGGAGTTACTTGATGAGAAGATTATTTCCGCTCTTGAAGCACTCGACGAGATCGACCCCGACAAAACGATGGAGTACATGGTTGAAACCCGAGTTGCCTTTGGCGATTTTCTGCCTGGTGTCTTTGGTAGCACTGACTTACTTGGGCGTAAAGGTAAACGCGCCGTCGTTCTTGATTGGAAATTTGGCGATGGCGTATCTGTGGCTGCTGAAAACAACCCTCAGCTATTATTTTACGCAGCAGCAGCGATGAGAACACCAGCGGCCAGCTGGGTGTTTGAAGGCGTGGACGAGATCGAGTGCGTGATTGTCCAGCCGCCGATGGTGCGTCGTTGGGTCACGACACCCGCACGCGTCAAAGAGTTTGAGCAAGAGCTGCTGTACGCGGTGCGTCTGTCCTCATGGCCCGAGCCGCCCATGCAGACCGGTGACCACTGCCGTTGGTGTGCTGCAAAACCGGTGTGCCCGGCCATGACTGGACAAGTCGAGCGTGCCTTAAAGGCGCAGCTCGCAGCATTGCCGGTGGAGCAGATCGCCATGCAGCTGGAGCAAGCCGACGCGATCGAGAGCTACCTGACTGACCTGCGGGCGTTGGCGTTCCAGATGCTTGAGAGCGGTCAGCCTGTGCCAGGTTACAAGCTGGTTGCCAAGCAATCGCGCCGCCAGTGGGTCGACAAGGCGAAGATCGAGGCGTGGGTGGACGCCAACGGTATCGAAGACGCATACGAGCCGGTGACAATTAAATCACCTGCGCAGCTTGAGAAAGTCTTGAAAAAGGCTAAAATAGAATTTCCCGCTGACATGGTCGTATCAGTGTCGTCGGGCGATACGTTGGCGCGTGAGTCTGACCCACGCCCAGCGGTGCTTCAAATCGGTCGTCAACTGACGGCTGCATTAAATAAACTCCAATAAGGAAAACAGTCATGTCAAATCTCGTTACTTTTAAAGGCGCAAACCTTCCTGCCGTATCATCCCTGACTACCGCGTTGCGCTCACTTGAGAGCGTTGCTGGCCCTGCCGGCACCGTCATCATCAAGATGGACAAGACCGGCCACTGGGTGTTCGGCGCTGACCAGACCGACGTTGAAGAAGATTCGACTTGGGCGGTCAATCCGTTCTCGTTCGTGCACGGTTACATCGCATGGGGCGACGGCGAAGTGCTGGCCGAGAAGATGGTGTCGGTTACCGAGCCGCTGCCAGAGATGGAGGCAGCACCGCCCGGCGCCAAGAAGGGTTGGGAGGCGCAAGTCGGCCTGTCGATGAAGTGCATCTCCGGCGAAGACAAGGGCATGGAAGCTCGCTATACCGTAACATCGGTGGGCGGCAAGAAGGCCGTGCAGGCACTGGCCGTTGCAATCGCCGAGCAGGTCGAGAAGGATCAGACCAAGCCCGTGCCTGTCGTGCATCTGAAGAAAGATCACTACACGCACAAGTCGTATGGCCGCATCTACACACCGGTCTTTGAAGTCGTCGAGTTCGTCTCGATGAACGGTGAAGCCGATGAGCCAGCAGCAGAAGCTGAGGCGCCCGCCGCCGAAGCAGCACCCGCACGTCGTCGTCGCGGGTAAGTAGCACGGGGGAAAGCGGATGCTGTGCGGGTGTCAGGTCGCGGTGCAACTCCGCCCCGCTTTGCAATCACAGACGCAGCGAGTACCCCACCTTTCAATGGCACCGGTTACCTAATCATCAGGCTCTTCCTTGGTCGGTTCGACCTGATGCTGCCACGGTAACCGGGGCCACCCTCTCTAAAATAAAAACTATGTCTATTCTTTGGGGTGATTTCGAAACGAGAAGTCGCTGCGATTTACCGTCGCGCGGCGGCTATAACTACAGCTTGGACGCAAGCACATCAATCCTGTGCTTCTCTTACGCTTTTGGAGACGACGATGTACAGACATGGACGCCAGATCAACCATTCCCTGAATCAATATCAGAACACATTCGCGCTGGTAAACAACTGCGGTTTCATAACGCCGGTTTTGATCGTCAGATCTTTTGGAATGTCTTATGCCAAGATTTTGGCGTACCCAAGCCTGCGCTTCACCAGTTCTACTGCACCGCTACACAAGCGCGTGCTAACTGCTTACCTGGCAGCCTTGAAGACGTCGGACGCGCCATCAGTAGCAACATGCGCAAAGACCACCGAGGCGCGCAACTTATTCGTGCGTTGTCTATCCCTCGAGCAGATGGATCGTTTAATGAAGACCCCAAACTGGTAGCTGAGATGATCGCCTACTGCGAGCAGGACGTGCGCGTCATGCGCGAGATCAGCAAGGCCATGCGCCCGCTGTCCGATCAAGAGCTGGCCGACTACCACACGAACGAGCGCATTAACGACCGGGGCGTGCTGCTTGACCTGCCGCTGGCCAAAGCCGCCATCGAGTACGCATCCGTTGAGCTGGAAGAGATTGAGACGTTAGTCGCCGACCTGACACAGGGCGAGATTAAGTCGGTGCGCAGCGCGCGCATGAAGCAGTGGGTCATGGACCGTGTCGGGCCGCAGGCATTAAAGATGATGGAGGTCTACAAGGACGGCAACTTGAAGTACAGTATCGATAAGTCAGTGCGCGCCAACCTGTTAATTTTTGCCGAGGAGAACCCTGATGAGATTCCGGCCCATGTTGCGGACGTCATTCAATGCGCGGACGACCTCTGGGCGTCGTCGGTTGCGAAGTTCAGCCGCCTTGCAGGCTTGGCGGACGAAGACGATCATCGAGTACGAGGTGCTTTTGTCTTCGCTGGTGGATCAGCTACCGGACGAGCTTCAAGCTATGGTGCGCAAGTCCACAACTTCACGCGCAAGTGCGCCAAAGAACCCGAAGATGTTAGGCACGCTATGGTCAGAGGCCACAGCATCACCCCAAGATTTGGAAAACGCGTTACAGATGTTCTCAAGGGAATGCTCCGGCCCGCATTGATCCCCGCGCCCGGCAAGCAGTTCGTGGTCGCCGACTGGTCGGCAGTCGAGGCCCGTGTCACTGCATGGGCGTCCGCCGACCCACAAGCCGACGAGGTGCTGCAGGTGTTCCGCGAGGGCCGTGACATCTACAAACGTGAGGCGGCGGGCATCTACCGGGTGCCCGAGGCGTCGGTCGACAGCGAGCAGCGCCAGATCGGCAAGGTCGCGATTTTGTCGCTCGGCTTCGGCGGCTCGATCGGCGCGTTCTCCGCGATGGGCCGCAACTACGGCGTCATCATGCCCGAGTCCGACTCCCGCCGGATTGTCGACGCTTGGCGTCGCGCGAATGCGTGGGCGGTACGCTACTGGGGCAAGCTCGAAGACGCCTACACGCGGGCGCTACGCAACCCCGGGCGTGAGTTCTCAGCCGGGCGGGTGACGTACCTGTACGACGGTCAGCACCTCTGGTACGCGCTGCCGTCCGGTCGCATCTTGTGCTACCCGTTTGCTAAGTTTGAGGGTGATGAGATCACTTACGTCAAGGCGGCATGGAAGCCGGCAGCGGATGCAAAGGAATGGCCACGGGCGCGCTTGTGGCGAGGGCTGGCTTGTGAGAACATAACGCAGGCGGTCGCCAACGATCTGCTACGGCATGCTTTACGCCAGCTTCCCGACGTGGTGCTGCATGTCCATGATGAGATCGTTCTGGAGACGTCTGACCCTGATGCACCCAATACCCTAAAGCAAGTGATGTGTACGCCGCCTGACTGGGCGGCTGGACTGCCTTTGTCCGCAGAAGTCGAAGTAATGAATCGTTACGGCAAATAAAAAAGCCGCCTGGCAGGGCGGCTCTTTCAACTACAAGGACTGCAATGGAATTCCTCGAATTTTATACCAAATTGGCACCACAGGGTGAGACGGCGTTGATTGTGCGCCAAAAGCCACAGCTGAAAGACCGTGAGCTGCAATTCCACGCCGACGGCGCAATCAAGTGTACTTGGCCGGCTTACCTGCCCACGCACCCCATTGGCGCTGACTGGGCCATCTACGGCAATACGGCGTCGTTTATCATCGACCGGTTCAAGGACGGCAAGCCGGGTGCGAGTGCGGCGAATGCCGACTACGTGCTGGTGATGGTGTTGGACGACGTGGGCGACCCCAAGAAGGCGCCGAACCTGCCGCCGCTTGCGCCCACATGGATCATCGAGACGTCTGCCGGGTCGTTCCAATGGGGTTACGCATTCAAAGACCAACCCACCACCGGCGAATACGCTGCAGCCATTCGCGCCATTGCCGACGCCGGCTACACGGATCCCGGTGCCTGCAACCCGGTGCGCAACTGGCGTTTGCCCGGCTCGATCAACCTAAAACCCGGCAAGAACCGGTTCGCTGCCCGTTTGGCTGAGTTTCACCCCGAGCGGGAATACACGCTGACCGAAATCTGCGACGCGCTTGCGGTGACGCCAGCGCCTGCTGAGTCATTGACGGTGCGCCCGATCCGGCTCTCGGACGATGGCGCGGACGACGTCATGGCGTGGCTCTCTGGTGCGGGTCTGTTGCTCTCGAACCCCAACCCGCAGGGGTGGGCCGGGGTCATCTGCCCCAACTCGGGCGAGCATACCGACGGCAACCCCGAAGGGCGCTACAACCCATCGACCCGGTCTTACTGCTGCCTGCACTCGCACTGCATCGACTTGGACTCGCACACGTTCTTGGACTGGGTCGCCGCGCAGGGCGGCCCGAAACACGCGCCAGGTTTGCGTGACGAGCTGCTGGCCGCTGTGATGGATCACACGCTATCGAAACTGCAGCCGACCGAGGCGTTCCCCGACAAGGGCGCGGAGATCATTGCGGAAGTCGAGAAAAAACAACTGGATAGGGTCACGAAAGAGGGTTGGTATGAGCGCTTTGCCTACATTCAAAACGAAGATTCATTCTTTGATACATTGGATCGACGCGAGATTGACCGCCGCACTTTTAACGCACTCTTTCGACACGTGTCGTGTCACTCGATCCATAGCACCGGTAAAAACACGCGCCGAATTGAGGCGTCTGTATGCTTTGACGAGAACCGCCAGAAAAAGGGCGCGCTGACCATTGCAGGCATCACCTACGCCGCAGGCGAGACCATGCTCGTGTCGCGTGAGGGTCAGGTGTTCGGCAACCGTTGGGTCAATCACCGGCCCGTGGCCACAACCGGCAACCCGCGCGTCTGGCTCGAGCACGTCGAGCGGATGATTCCCGATGACGTCGAGCGCAACCATGTGCTGGACGTCATGGCGTTCAAGCTCCAGCACCCGAACCGCAAGATCAACCACGCGGTGCTACACATCGGCTTCCCTGGAAGCGGCAAAGATACGATGTGGCAGCCGTTCTTGTGGGGCATTGGCGGTGAATCGCTCTCAAACGTGTCAATCGTGCGCAATGAAGAGATTCAGTCGCAGTGGGGCTACGCGATGGAGTCCGAGGTCATGGTGTTCGAGGAACTCCGGCAGGCCGAGGCGAAAGACCGCCGCGCGATGGAAAACCACCTAAAGCCCATCATCGCCGCGCCGCCTGAGTTCCTGACCGTCAACCGTAAGGGCTTGCACCCGTATCAGGCACTAAACCGCATCTTCGTTCTTGCATTTTCAAACGAGCGCGTGCCGCTGTCGCTGGCCGGGGATGACCGGCGATGGTTCGTCACCTATTCGGAAGCGGAGCGCATGACGCAGCCTGCCGCGCAGGCGATCTGGGACTGGTACGCGGCAGGCGGTGTGGCGGCTGCGGCTGGCTGGCTGTACCAGCGTGACGTGTCGCGGTTCAACCCCGGTGCGACCCCACCATTGACTGAGGCGAAAATTATCATGGTCGAGCAGGGCCGGAGCGCTGGCGAGTCGTATCTGGTCGACATGATGGAGCGTCGACTGGGTGAATTTGCGTCCGGTGTGATCGGCGGCCCGTTCCATGCCCTGTGCGACCGCCTGCAGGGCGGAGCAGGCGCCGCCAAGGTGTACCAGCAGGCGCTCTTGCATGCCTTGCGTGAGGCGGGCTGGGTGGACATGGGGCGGCTCGCGTCGCGTGAGTTCACCACGAAGAAACACATCTTTTGCGCGCCTGACATGGCCGGTGCCAGCAAATCAGAACTGCGCCGCATGGTCGAGGAAACCCCGGCCCCTGCAGCCGTGCGCCTGGTCAAGTAGGCGTAAAAAAGCCCCAGGTGTTTAGCCTGGGGCAAGTCCGGCGGGGGCGCCGGAAGACTCAAACGCGAAAACGCGCGTCACAATCCTAACAGAATCGCGAGCATGGCGGCCAAAATCAATCCGATGACAGCGAACATGCGGCCTCCGCTTCAATATCCTTCACAATGGCATCTTTGAGCAGGTCGCGCACGTCAACCCCACCGGCGTAGGCGTGAACTAGCCAAGCATTGGCCGCATAGCCCACCAATCGATCGCCGGGTTCAAAATCCAAAAAGCAGAGCAATTCGGTATCGCCGTGGGTGTAGGTGTACGGCCACAAGTGCTGCGGCCAATGGGGCGCGGATAGGTCAATTGTCGTTTTCATTCTGTTATTTCCTCGAGTAGCGGAATTGTCGGGTCATATTGCGCGGCCGTTTCAGCGCTTGCGCCGATATAGTCAACGGATTGAAGGAAATTCAAGGCATCAAACCGGCGGATGTAATCGGCCGTTGATACAACCGGCGTCCAAATAGGAAATTTCCGAATGTCTTTCGGCTTTTTCGGCTTATAGGGCTTGCGGGCCGCTTTCGCCCATTCGATCGGGCATTTGTCGAATTTCAATGTGTACGTGGTGCCATCAATTTTTAGAATTTGCATAATTAAGCCTTTTCCAAGTGTATGCGGTCAGCCCGCGTTAAATTTGACGTCAATACCTTGGCCGATATGCCTGGCCGGTTCCATTCGATTGTCGCAATGTCCAGGCCGTTAGACACCGGCGAGAGACTGATAATGCGGCCAGTGGCATGCGGCACGTCGCCGGCCAGCTGGCCAGTCGAGCGGAGCCATTGGCGCGCGTATTGCACGCGGTCACCGATTTTAAAAATAGTCACCATAATGCCCTCCCATGCGTTTCGATTGTAGGTGTGACGCGTGCGGCCAGTGGCACGCGCCGTGTGATATACCGGCCAGTGGCCGGCGGATAGTCTTGCCACTGGATCACTTCATCGAAGCAATCCAGGCGGCCGTACTGCAGGCGGTATCTCATGCCGCCAATTTAATGCGGATTACTTTGCTCATTTTCTGGCCATGGGCCGGATAGGCGATTACTTTGATTTTCTTGTCGTAACAGGCACGGCATGGGCCGCATGCGCCGCCGTTATCGTATGCGCCGCATAATGTCATGCCGCGTTTTGCATCGGCCGGTGTGGGCACGATAACGCTGCCGTGCAAGCCCTTTGTGTACTGGCCGGTGACGCTATCGGATGAGAAACGCACGCAAACATTCTTGAGCGCTTGCATTTCTGTTAATACTTGACGGAATTTCGGAAATTTGTGCATTCTTGTGGGCAGCCAATGTTTTACCCACGGCGTGCGACGCATGACTTCAAGAATCTTTTCGGCCAGCGCGAGCGTATACATGTCACCCGAATCGAACCAGCGAAAATGCGTATCTTTGGCCAATTCGGCGACCATATCGTCGCACCATGCCATGCGCTGCCAGTCTTCGCGATTGTGGCGCCGTGGTGCTTTGACATTCTCGAAACGATAGTTGCCTGTAGTTGCATAGCAGCCGGCGCATGCGTCAACGAGCACGCCTGGTGCCGCGATTGATCCTGGGCACGTCTCAAGGGCTTGCAAAGACCATGAGCGCACGCCGTCAAGTTTTGAAGTGACAGAGATTTTCATATCGCCCCCGCATTGATCAGGTTTTCGACAATGTTCGGTGTGTAGCAGTAATAAGAGCGAATTTTTGATTGTTTTTCGCGTGCTACACGTGAGCGGAGTTTCGGATCAGTGCCGAAACGAGCGTTAAAGGCATTAAAGAATCGAGCGGCATCGCAATCCTCTTCAAGATACGCAAAGCCGTCGCGGTAATAAGAATAACTGCTAATTTCGCCTGCGATGCCAAGGTCAACCAAAAGCTTAACAGGCGTTTTGATCCAGCCGTGGCCTGGATCCTGAATGTAATCGAATGTTTTCATGGCCGGTTCCCTTATCAAGTTATTAAATGTCAGAATCGTTTGTGACGACGTGCGCGGCGCCGCATGCAAGCCACATAAAAGTCCACATGATCGTTTCGGCGCTATCGAATACGCCGGTGGCCGTGCCGATAACGATCAGCGCGCCGAGTGCGGCCAGTGCCAGCGATTGAATTGTTTTGAGTTTCATTTTTACCCCCTTTGCTTAAAAATTAGGCAGTTATTTTGCTACACAATCTTTTGCTGCTGAATTCATTGTAACAGAATCTTTTATAGTGTCAAGAAATCTTTTACATTTATTTGCGTTGCTATTTGTCAGCGGTCTAAGCAAATTGTTGGCGGTTTTTTGGGCGCGTTTTGCTTACACGGATTCGAGCATGCGCGCGGCGTTTGGGGCGGTGTAGGCTATATTGTCATTTAATTTATCTAAACTTAAAAAATCAAAATTTGATATCTATATGGCAATAGAATACAGTCGTCAGGCGTGCCGTCAGCCGCGCGCACGTTTTCGCAGCGATTTTGTAGGCGTGACAACATTGCCTACATTGCCTACATAGCTTTTTGACAAGAAAAAAGTTATCCACAGATTTAGTAACAAAAAGGCAACACAATAACGTCCCGTGAAACATGTTTCACGCACGCATGGCCGGCGGTATTTGTTGGCGGTTTATTTTGCCTACATTCTATTTTGGCAACGTGCTGTTAGTGAGCGCTCACTAACCAGGATGCAGTTAGTGAGTACTCACTAACCTAGCAGCTTGTAAGTGAGCGCTCACTAACCTGGGGGGTGGGGGGCCGGTGGCCGACCGGTCGCGTCCACGGAGGTTCCACAAACAATTTTTTATTTTTTTAAAAATCCGCTACTATTAAGGCATGTTCAAATCTATCCCGTTCACCCCGCGCAAGGTCGAGGCGACAGAGGCACGTCTGCAGGCGATCTATGACGCAGCGGCTCTAGGCTTGAAGGGTGACTCGCTCGCCTTGGCGGCGGGCATGCTGCCCACCGAGTTCAGGCAGCTGTGCGAGCTTGACCCAGCAGCCGACATGGCCGTGCTTAAAGGACGCGCTGACTCCGAGATCGAGGCCAGCGCGCACCTGCGGGAGGCCGCCCGTGCTGGCGACAGTAAGGCAGCGCTGGCTATCCTGCAGCACGTCCACGGCTGGACAGCGCGTCAGGAGATCAGTGTCGACATCACCAACAAGATCAGCATCACGCAGGCGCTGCAGCAGGCACAAGAGCGCGTCATCGACGGTCTGATTACGGAACAACAACCCCAACGACTACCTACTAAAGTGACGAATGGCGCAACAGCCGATCTATGACGCCGAGGGCGAGCAGCTCCTAATGACCCGGCTGTGGTCACCCACAGTCGCGGACGACCCCGAGGCGTTCGTGTTGTTTGCGTTCCCGTGGGGGCAACCCAACACACCGCTGGCCAAGTTCAAAGGCCCGCGCACCTGGCAGCGCAAGATACTGCGCAGGATCGGCAACCACATCAAGAACAACCGGGGTCAGATCGACATGGACGCGCTGAGAACAGCCGTTGCGTCTGGCCGGGGTATTGGTAAGTCCGCGCTGGTCGCCTGGCTCATCCTGTGGATGTTGTCTACCCGCATCGGGTCTAGTGTGATCGTCAGCGCCAACTCGGAAGCGCAGCTCCGGTCGGTCACATGGGGTGAGCTGACCAAGTGGCAGGCGATGGTGATTAACAGCCACTGGTGGGAGATCAGCGCAACCAAGCTAGTTCCCGCCAAGTGGATCACGGAGTTGGTCGAGCGCGACTTGAAGAAGGGTACGCGCTACTGGGCAGCGGAAGGTAAGCTCTGGTCGGAGGAGAATCCGGACAGCTACGCCGGTGTCCACAACCACGACGGCATGATGCTGATCTTTGATGAGGCGTCAGGTATTCCGGACGCCATCTGGTCGGTCGGTGCGGGCTTCTTTACGGAACCCGTCTTAGACCGGTATTGGTTTGCGTTCTCTAACCCCCGACGCAACTCAGGCTACTTCTATGAGTGCTTCAACGCCAAGCGGGCGTTCTGGCACACGGAGAACATCGACTCGCGAACGGTCGAGGACACGGACAAGCAAATCTATGAGCAGATCATTGCGGAATATGGCGAGGATTCGCCACAGGCTCGGGTTGAGGTCTACGGAGAGTTTCCATCAGCTGGCGAAGATCAGTTTATTGGTGCGAGTACTGTCGACGACGCCGCCAATCGGCCAAAATACAAGGATGAGACGGCGCCAATTGTTGTCGGCGTTGACCCAGCTAGAGGCGGCGCGGACGCAACCGTCATCGTCGTGCGACAAGGACGGGATCTAATTGCAATCAAGCGGTACCACGGTGAGGACACCATGACGACCGTAGGCCGGGTGATCGACGCGATTGAGGAGTACCGGCCAGCACTGACCGTGATCGACGAGGGCGGGCTGGGCTACGGGATACTTGACAGATTAAAAGAACAGCGATACAAGGTGCGGGGAGTGAACTTCGGTTGGAAGTCGTCCAAACCGGTCATGTACGGCAACAAGCGGGCAGAGATTTGGGGTGCGATGAAGGACTGGTTGAAGACCGCCAGCATCCCGAACGATCGGCAGCTGAAGGCCGACCTGACTGGCCCCATGAAGAAGCCCGACTCGTCGGGTACGATCTACTTGGAAGGCAAGAAAGAGATGAAGTCGCGCGGTCTGGCGTCACCAGACGCAGCCGACGCTCTAGCGGTGACGTTCGCGTTCCCGATGGCGAGCCGAGAATCGAGTTTTGAGCGTGCAGCCCGTCGCAGCGACGGCTACACGCAGCGGCCAGTCGCTGCAACAGGATGGATGGGGGCGTGATGGCTAAGAAAGGTGTGTCATTAAGTGTCGGACGGGGTGAGAAGCTGCCCGTATCCAAGGGCGCGGGGCTGACTGCCAAGGGTCGCGAGAAGTATAATCGCGAGACAGGCAGCAACTTGAAGGCGCCGGCACCGCACCCGAAGACGAAGGCGGACGAAGGACGTAAAAAATCCTTTTGCGCCCGTATGGGTGCCGTTGCGGCAAGCGCCAAAGATGGTGAACGCGCCAAAGCGGCGCTCAAACGATGGAAGTGCTAAAAAATGGCGACTAAACCAGGACTGTACGCAAACATTCACGCAAAACGTGAGCGCATTAAGGCCGGCAGCGGCGAGAAGATGAGGAAACCCGGCACTGCCGGCGCGCCGACGTCCAAAGACTTTAAAGAGTCGGCCAAAACAGCCAAGCCAGCTAAAAAAGGGAAGTGACATGCCACTAAAAAAGTCAGCTTCTGCAAAAGCGTTTAAAGAAAACATACGCGCCGAGGTAAAATCGGGCAAACCGGTCAAACAGGCCGTGGCGATTGCGTATGCAACCAAGCGCGCAGCGTCAAAACCCGCGAAAAAGATGAAATAAATGGACTATACCGGCATAAATAAGGCAGCAAAAGTCGCCGATATTGGCGGTAATCCACCGCCCGACGACATCAAGAAAGACACGCAAGACGTCCTCGCGACCATGCGAAAACGGCTGACTATGGCCATTTCTGCGCTGTCTGAGAGCCGGGAAGACGAACTGGACGACCTGCGTTTTTATGCCGGATCGCCCGATAATCACTGGCAGTGGCCAGCGGATGTGTTGGCAACCCGTGGTGCGGTGCAAGGTCAGACGATCAATGCACGCCCGACGCTGACAATTAACAAGCTGCCGCAACACGTAAGACAGGTCACCAATGACCAAAGACAAAACCGTCCGAGCGGCAAAGTTATACCCGCTGACGACAACGCCGACCCAGAAGTCGCCGAAATCTACAACGGCATGGTCAGGCACATCGAGTACATCTCGGATGCCGACGTTGCCTACGACACCGCCTGCGAGAACCAGGTCAGCTACGGCGAAGGTTACATCCGAATCCTGACCGAGTACTGCGACGACGACACGTTCGATCAGGACATCAAGATCGCGCGCATCCGCAACAGCTTCTCTGTTTACATGGATCCGACGATCCAAGACCCGTGCGGGTCTGACGCCAAGTGGTGCTTTGTGACCGAAGACCTGCAGCGTGCGGACTACGAGCGCATGTTCCCTAATGCCAGCCCGATCTCGACATTGCAGTCGCAAGGCGTGGGCGACCAGTCGATCTCGGTCTGGATCAATCAGGATACCGTCCGTATCGCCGAGTACTATTACATCGAGTACGAGAAGGCGACGCTCCATCTCTACCCCGGCAACATCACGGCTTTCGAGGGATCACCCGAGGCTAAACAGATGAAGCAGATGGGCATTAAGCCCATCCGCACCCGTCAAGTGGACGCCAAGCGGGTCAAGTGGTGCAAGACCAACGGCTACGAGATGCTGGAAGAGAACGACTGGGCAGGCAAGTACATCCCGATCGTGCGCGTTGTAGGTAACGAGTTTGAGGTTGACGGTAAGCTGTACGTCTCAGGTCTGGTGCGTAATGCCAAGGACGCGCAGCGCATGTACAACTACTGGACGAGCCAAGAAGCCGAGATGCTGGCTCTGGCACCCAAAGCGCCGTTCATTGGCTACGGTGGCCAGTTTGAAGGCTACGAGATGCAGTGGAAGACGGCCAACACGCAGAACTGGCCGTACTTGGAGGTCAATCCGGACGTGACTGACGGCTCGGGTGCTGTACTGCCGCTGCCACAACGCGCCGCGCCGCCGCTGCCGCAGACCGGTCTGATTCAGGCCAAGATGGGTGCCTCGGACGACATCAAGTCGACCACGGGGCAGTACGACACCAGCTTGGGAGCGACATCCAATGAGCGTTCGGGCAAGGCAATTATGGCGCGCGAGCGTCAGTCTGACACTGGCACTTATCATTACGTGGACAATCTGGCACGCGCTGTTCGGCACGTAACGCGCCAGCTGGTCGACCTGATTCCGAAGATTTACGATACCCAGCGCGTGGCTCGCGTGATTGGTCTGGATGGTGAGACTGACATGGCCAAGCTCGACCCGACACAGCAAGAGCCTGTGCGCGAAATCCGCGACCAGAACAACATCGTCATCGACAAGATTTACAATCCTAACGTCGGTAAGTACGACGTGGTGGTGACCACCGGCCCGTCCTACATGACCAAGCGTCAGGAGGCACTGGACGCGATGGGCATGATTCTGCAATCCAACCCGCAGCTCTGGCAAGTGGCTGGCGACCTGTTCATCAAGAACATGGACTGGCCAGGCGCCCAAGAGATGGCGGCACGCTTTGCCAAGATCATCGATCCGAAGATCATGGCCGACAGCGACGAGTCGCCCGAGATGCAGATGGCCAAGCAGCAGATGGAGGCCATGTCGCAGGAGATGGATCAGCTGCACCAGATGCTGCAAAGCGTCAATCAGTCGGTCGAAGTCCAAGACATGGAGCGCAAGAACTTCGAAGCCGAGATCAAGGCGTACCAAGCCGAGACTCAACGCCTCTCGCTCATCGGGGCTGCTATGTCGCCCGACCAAGTGCAAGACGTTGTCATGCAGACGCTGCGCGACGTCATGTCGACCGGCGACTTGGCCATGAGCGAGGGTGGGCTGGAGCTGCCGGGCGAAATGCCCATGATGGGGGAAGAAATGGGCATGATGCCCCAAGAAATGCAGCAAATGCCCCAAGAAATGGGTATGATTCCGCCAAGTGGCGCTGAAATGCCGCCGGAAATGATGAATATGCCGCCCGAGGAGCCGATGGCATGAGCTGCGCAAACTTTGTAGGGATACTGTTTTTGGGCCGAGATGTGGCCCATTCAGTGCATCTGAACACCCGCAGCTATGCCAAACACAAGGCGTTGCAGAAGTTTTACAACGGCGTGGTGGATTTGGCGGACAAGTTTGCGGAAGCCTACCAAGGCCGGCACGGTCTGATTGGCGCGATTTCGCTGCAGTCGACCAAGAAGCCAGGCAACATTTTGGAGTTTCTGCAGGCGCAGGTCGAAGAGATTGAAGCAATGCGGTACAAGGTAGTGGACAAGGCAGACAGCCCACTACAGAACATTATTGATGAGATCGTGGGGTTGTACCTCTCGACGATTTACAAACTGAAGTTTCTCGCTTGAGGTAGATCATGGCAAATTACACCGCAATTTCCGCAACCGCCAACATTAAGCCAATGGCGGGTAAGCTCAAAGGCATTTTTGTTAGCTCGGCGTCTAGCACACCGACTATCACTGTTTACGACTCCGCAGCCGCTACAACGACCAGCGTGATCTTGGCGACTTTTACGCCTGCCGCTGCCACGTCGTATCTGCTGCCGCTTGACGGCGCGTATGCTAAAAATGGCATTTATGTAGTCATTGGTGGTACAGTTTCTGCAACCGTACTCTACGAATAATTTTTGCATTACCGTACTGACGCGGTACGTCAGGGATTCTTTAGGAATCGACAATGTCTGATGAAGTACAAAACGAGTTAGCGGAAGTAC